GTTCAAGCTATGAACTCAGATGACGTTCATGACATATGATATTCATGTCAAGCACGGTGACAGTGCCGTAGAAGTCAGAGCGAACGACCTTCTTGCCGTAGCGAGTCATCACACCCTTACGTGGTGTGAAATCTTCTGGTGCGAAGATTGTTGGTGTCACGATGAGTGGCACGTATGGTGCGTAGACGTAACCGGTCTCGAGGTAGGAACCACCCTTGTAGCCGACGAGAATCTTGTTACGAGAGAAATAAGGATCCTTGTAGACTGTGAAGCGGTTCGAGAGTGTGCCGATTGCCTCTGCACCGATGGTGAATGGGCTGCCGACCTGTCCTTCGCCGTCCATGGAGAACTTGGGCTTATAGAGCACCGAGGACTCGAGGATGGTTGCAACGTCTGGGCCGCAGACCATGAAGTTTGCGGAGCCGCGAAGCGTCTTACGATGGATGGTATTTGCTACGTCAATGATTGTCTCGATGAGTGTCTCGTACCACTCGCGGACTGTACCGGTGAAGGCTGGTCCGATAGAGAGGGACGATGCGAGTTGCACTGCGGCGCCTGTTGCCTTGTTGACAAACTTGCCTGGTGCACGGGACCAGTAGTAGTTTGCACCGTTTGCAGATGTCACAAGATCGTTGAGAATCTCACGGTCGATCTCAAGAGCGATCTGCTCAGAAAGAATCGATGTGAGTTCCACCTCAGCGTCCATCGAGTGATAGGCGTTGAGGTCCTGAGCGAGCTCAGGGCTCCACTTTGCGCGGAGTTTACGGGTCTCTGCTGTGATTGCGATAGACTCGATCTTGATATCAATCTCTGGGATTGCGGGAGCTGGTGTTGCACCGAAATCAGACTCGAAGGAAGGGACTGTGACGGATCCGCCAGAGGATGAATCAACAGAAAGAGATGTCGAGATTGAGTAAGCAACGCTAGCAACTGTACCGGAGATTGCTGCAGAGTTTGCGCCCTTCACGAGTGTAAGGACGTGCGAACCGTTTAGAGGATCTGGTGTGAAGACGCCTGCAGACCAGTTACCGCGCTTGTTGAGGCGACGGAGATTGAGGACACCTGTTCCACCCTGGTAGGTTTCGCCCCATGCGGTGCAGTTTGCGAATGTTCCTGGGAAGACCGCGAGCTGGTTGACCGCTGTCTTGTCCATGTTGCTGAGAGAAGCAAGAGGAATGACTGCGAACGCTGCGTCGACGTTGCCGAGGTTGAGGTCTGTCTCGACCTGAGCGTCGAAGTCCGCGAAGCGAGCGTTTGTTCCAGAGAACATTGTATCGCTTGTGATGACGAGACCATCCTGCCACGATGTTCCATTCAAACCACCCCATGCGCCGAATGCTGTAACAGTGAGACCTGTTGCAGATCCAGTGACACGAGAGTATCCGGTGTTGACAAGATCATACATACCACCAGTTGCGAGAGATCCGCTCTGGACGCCCTTGCCTTTTGGATTGTTGTAGAGAGAATCTCCACGTGTGTATGTAGAGCCTGAGCCACCGGCTGGTGTACCTTGGGTAGAACCGTAGGTATAGTCAAGATAGAAGATGAGTCCCGATGGGAGGCTCATTGGCTGTATAGAGACGAGCTCGTTGGCGACGAGGCCACCGAACACGCGACGGACGATTGGGAATGCGATGTTGCTGAAACCCTGGATCTGTCCAGAGCCGACCAACGAACCACCGCCGGCGGAAAGAGAGTTGCTTTCCTTAAGGACCTGTGCTGCTTGGTTCTCAAGAAGTTGTGACATGACCTCGCGGCGTGAGCCGTCGAGACCACGAAGAAGACCTGTACGGCTCCACTTCTCTGTTAAACGGGCGCGTTCAGCACCGACGTGCTTGTCCTTGATGCCCTGTGCTAAATGTTCTAATGTGAACTGTTTCATAGTTTTCTCCTAAATCTTTGTTTATTGGTTAACGAATCATTTGATACCTGCAAGTTTCGCCCAACGATCTGCCTCATAGCCCTCGGCTATGACAGTGGATGCGGGACGAGTTGCTTGCGAAGAAGAGCCAATAACTCGGCTAGCGTTCTCGGCAATTGGACGAGAAGTTCCTGCTAATGCCTTGACAAGGCTTTCATACACAAGTTTAACTTCTCTTTCGCTAGATGCTTCATCAAGACGTTCAATAACCTCGGCTTTTTGGCGTTTAGTAAGGGACTCGTTCTGAAGTAGTTTATTGCTATAGAGAAGTTTCATGTTGAACAGATTCGTTTCCGCCAACTTCTTACGGAGATTATTAGTCTCTACCGCGGACTTTGTTGAAGTGCCATTTAGGTTCACCTCTTTACGGCTCTCAATGAGAACCGATTGCAACTTGGCAGTGCGACGCACTGATTCGTTGAAAATATTTGCGTAGTAGGCATATGCCTCACGCATCTTCTTGGCTTTTTTGGCCTGCTCCTGAGACTCTTGTTTTGCTTTCTGAGCCTCTGGTCGATTCTTTTGTTTAGCATTTTGCTGAGCCTCAAGATGCTTTTTCTGAGACTTCTTCTGCGCTTCTTTTTGCTGCTTTTTGGCAGCCTGAGCCTTCTTCTTGGCTTCAGTCTGAATTCTAAATTCTCGAGTTAAATGATGACGAACCTCTTGTACTTGTTTATCTTTCGCCATCTCTTTTTCATCTTTTTGAGCTTCTTCAACATCAGAGTCAGGTGATCTACCAGGTTTGGAGGAACTAGCGCCTGGTCCTGCGGATGGTGACTGACCTGCTGAACGACGACCACCCGCGGCACGGTCGACCGCCTGGTACACCGCCTGGTCAAGCTCATCGAGTTCTTCAACTTCTTCATCTTCGTCATCGCCCTCTGTCGTGAGCTCAACGTCGACGAATGGGTCTCCCATGTCTTCATCCTCAAATCCGTCTGCAACCTCGCCGGCATCATGGCCCCATGACTGAACGTCTGCAGACTCAGAAGCTTCACGAAGAGCGCGCATACGACCGATTTCTTGACGAAGCATGTTCTCGTCAATTTCGACAACAACATTGTCTGTTAAGGAAAGAGACTCCATTGGCATTGCTCCTTCTTCTTCAACTTCTTCATCTTCGT